GCAGCCATTCAGATTACCTTTAAAAAGTTTTTTGCGATACCCTAATCACAGATAAGGGAATTAGTTTCACAGAAACTAACTATTTTTGAGCCTCTTGCTTGAGCACTGCTGCAAGCTGCGGATCTTGCTCTAATAGTAGCATTTGTTGTGTGAGGTTGCCCGTTTTCCAGGGATTTACTTGACCTCCAGATGCATTTGCTATAGGACTAGGCTTTGCACCCATTCCAGCAGCACTACTAGGCTTGAAATGATGTTCCCAACCACTTCCTGGATTTTTAAGAGTTGAAAGATAAGTATTTAAATCTTGTTCAACACCACCATTAAGAACAACAACTTTACCTTCAGCATTTTTTTGTAACTTGTTTTGTAATAAAGCCAAAGTTTGTTCAGCATTTATAGCACCAAGATTGCTTATAGCAGCTAATGCTTTTGTTTTAGTTGAAGCTAATTCATTAGAAGTTTTCATATCTTCTAATTGTTGCGACAAACTTGAAATCTGTTGATCTTTTTCTTGTGCCGTTTTATTGGCCTCTTCCCAAAGAGTTTTCCATTGTCCTTGATCTTCTAATTCTTGTTTTCTCTGTTCCTCTTTTTTCTTGTAAACTTCATCAAGTTTATTTTTTGCACCTTTAAATTTTTCTTCGCCTTCAGCAATTTGTTTTTTCAAAGCTGAAATTTGTTCTTCATACTGCGTTTTAACAGCAGTAAGATCAGGTGCTTGTGGTTGAGTTGGTTGTGAAGTAGTTTCAGCCACGGGCTGTTCAGCGTTGGTCACAGACTCAGGCTGAATTACTTTTTCTTCGATTGCCATGAATTAGTCAGATAATGGGCTAGTAGTTTTCTTCTTTGCAACTTTTTTCTTAGTTGCTTTTGCTTCAGAAGCAGAAGAGGCTTCGACATTTTCTTGTGTTTTAGGTTTTAACTCTGTTAATTCCCATTTGTAAGTTCCGTCAGATTGCAGAACATGGTCTAAAGACTTAGCCATAAGAATGTATGTATTTATATATCATCTTACCAAACTATTCAGTTTTGGCTTCATTCGCTGATGGTAATACTTCACCTTGAACTAAAATATCTCTAAATTCCTCTCTATCAATGACTTGTTGATCAAATAATGATGTCAAAGCTGTAATATCTTGACCAATTAATCTTTCAATATCAAAATCTCTACTAATTTTTACTTCGGGTGGTTCAATACCTACATATTCAGCAGATAAATTAAAACATTTTTGAAGTTTTTGTTCTAATTCCATAGAAACCATAGCAAGCATTGAATTAGTATCAACACGATCTAATCTTCTAGCATCAGCAGATTCAGCTACAAACTTTTGCTGACTAAGTGTACTAATACCAAGAGTAGCCATTTGCATTTGTAATTCTTTGATCTCAGCAGATTGAGCATCAAAAGCACTTGAAGCTGGTTCTACATAATAAACTTTATTTCCAGGCTGAGTTGCCATTGCATAATTTACAGATATAGCTAAATCTTTTGTCTGATCATCATATCCCTCCATTACAAGCATTGGTTGAGATGCAACGTGCAAACTATGAATAAGATCAGCCTGTCTTTGAAAATGTGCAATATTTAAATATGCAATATCAAGAAGAGGTGGTTTACTTACTAAATTTTCAGTCTTCCCAGAATAAATTGTAACTAGAGGTATTTCACCAAGAGAAAATTGTCCTGATTCAACTTGTTTATAATCTTTATCTGCTGAACCCATTTCAAAATTTCCTGTCACACTGTTATCAGAGACATCATACATTTCTTCGATTTGCTCTTTTTTACGAAACACTCTGTATCGACCAGGTTCTATAACTCTTATCTGGTCATAAACTTTCTCACCAAAATCTCCATCAGGCAATACAGCCTTTTCTGCAATTCGAGCTTGTATAAGATTCCCATAATTAGATTCTCTATCTAATCTCCAACCATAAAGATTATTTGGATCAACTTCAATCCAATAAGGTCTACGATTTTGTTGTCTTTCTTCTGCAAGACTTAATGCACCAGATGGGGCAGGATAATCTACAAGAATATGACTTTGACCATAAGTAAGAGAACACATTAATACTCTTCTTGCATATTCATCTAAATCAGAACCACAACCATCAACATCCATTTTGAACATTTCTGTCCAATAAGGATCTCCAGTAAGTGTTATTGGTTTTCTTAATACAAGACCTGTAGCTGCTCTTATTAATCTCTGAGTAAACGGAGAAAATACAGCACGATTAACTCTTGCAAGGTAAGCATCAAAATCTTCTCTTGGTTCTAATGGCAAAAATGCTTCACTATTTTCTCTAAGATATTCAGTGCCTTCAGTAACTGCTTTCATTATTTCCCAACCTTTCATCATATCTAAAACAGCCCTTGTTCTAGTAAAAGGACTATCAATACCACCTACAGAAGTGGATGAAACAATATTGGTTCTAATTGGACCAGGAACAGCATAAGTCATTTCAACACCTCCATCGTTTTAAAGCTAACGCTTTTCTTGTAGGTCTGCCTTTTTTATCTTTTAATGGACCTGGCATTCCTTCCATACGAGCACAAAAACTCTTTCTTCTTTTTTTCTCTGATTCAGTAAGACCTGATTTTTTAGTAACAGGTGCTTTTAAATTACTTCCAGTAGCACGATTATATTTTGCACGACCTTTCGCAGTAAGACCACCTTTTTTAGATTTCTCCCCTCGACCTACAGATAAACTAACAGATTTACGTTTTTTCATTTGCCCACCTTCGCCTGTGCTTTTTTATGGGCTTGAGTAAAAGTATCCCCTGCTCTCATTCGCCTTTTCATGAACTCCATATGCTTGGCACTATGATGTTCAGAATGTTTTTCTAATAAATTCTTTTGGCGAGTGGTAAGTTTCACTTCTTTTTCTTTTTTTTCTTAGAACGTAATTTTTTAAGATCAGCAGCCGTGATCTTATCCCGTGGTGGAGCAACAGCAGCAAGTTTACGTTGTTTACTCGAATAAGATCCTTTTGGCATTAGACAGCAGAAGTGATAGCACCATTAGTTACAAAACTAACTGATATTGTGCTTAGATCTCCGACTGTTGAACTAAATGAAGTTCCTGTAATAATTCCATTAAAACTTAATTTTTTAGTTCCTGATGTGTCTAAAAATAAATTAAATGCAGCATCACCAGCATCTTCTGTTGTTAATACATCTGAAATTATTTCAGCAGTATCATCTCCTGATGTTGCTGTGTAAAGAAGATCAACAGTACCAGAACCAGAAATCAAACTTCCAATGTTCTTTCTTGAAGTATCGCCATGAGCAGTAACATCAAGAGTGTCTTTAGTTACGTCTAAAGTCCAAGCTGTTGTAGAAGCTATAGCTCCAACTGATCCAGTTCCGTTATCAAATGATACAGAGCCTTCTTCGCCACGAAAAAATGCCATGATTCTAAGAAAAATTTACTTATAACAATATATTACCTTGAAACTGCGTTTTTCACAGTTATTTTTTCTTCTTTTTACGTCTATGTTGATAACTTATCTTTTTACTACCTGTTTTTTCACGTTTAAACCTAGCTTTTTCGGCTGCTGTCATCTCTCCAACTGTCTTAGGTGTCTTACTTGAGATACGTTTACTAGGTCTACAAGCAGGATAACCTCGTTTTTCGCCTTTTGAACGACCACAAGGCTTACCAGTTTTTACATCAACCCAATTTTCTTTAAACCAACGGGTCAAACCACCCTTTGCTCTAGGATTTGGGCTACTTTTTGCCACGTTTCTTCTCCACTCGGTAAGTACCACCACGTTTTTTGTACTCTCGTACAAGCCACGCATTAGCATAAGCACTAGGATATACCTTAAACTTACGCTTGGCTTCGGCTTTTACTCTAGCGTAAAGAGTTTTATTTACAGGAACATTCACTACGTTTTTTACCTCCCTTCTTTTTCTTCTTCTTTTTCTTAGTTGTAGAATGATACATGATAAGAATTAGGTAGTTCTTAATATATTCTAAACGCAGTCTGCCCTAATGTCTCTGGTTTTGCCAAATTAAATTGTTGTAGACAAAGATAACCAAAAGCATCAAAAGCATGATCAACTCCTAAATTTTTATTAGGAAGTCCAGTATTTGGTGCATATGTAAGAGTTCTTAGTGCTTTTATCAATTCTTTACATCTTGGATGAATAAAAGTTCTCTGATCACCATTTGCATCAAGTAAAGCAGTATTAACAGCAGTAATCTTGTCTCTAATTTTCCAGGGAGATTTAGGACTCATAACAGTAAAACCACTACGTCTAAGAATATTATGGTCAGTAACACCCACTCCACTAGTCTTTCTTGCACTACCCGTAGGGTCAGGACAAGCAATAATTCTTCTATCCACCCCGTATCTCCTTGTAACTTCTTCAGCAAAATCCCATGTGGTAGCACCTCCTGTCAGCATGATCTCATCAAAGACATATAAATTGTTACCATGCTTATATGCACAGATTCCTGCCATAGGGTCAACGTTAAAATCCAACCCCAACAACAAAGGAAGCATATGTAAATCTTCTACTTCCTTATCAATATTGTCATCACTAAAGCTAACAGCAACTAAACCAGTTAAATTTTCAAAACTAGCCTCAAATTCCTGTCTAAATGTTCTCGCATCTAATTGCGACCTAGCTGCTTCTACTTCTTCTGGTGCAACATTACCCCCTTCAATCGTAGTAAAACTCCACCTTTTCCAATCATCCCATTCTTGTTCACCACAAAAACACCACATATCATAAAACCAACTGGCAGTACCATCAGGAGTACTAATAAACAAAGCCCAACCCTGTTTATCGGCTAGAGCAGGTCTAATTACCTCTGCCCATACATCTCGATCCATAAAGGCTGCTTCATCTAATACAACCCCTGCTAGGCTTCTACCTCTCAATGCCATCGCATTCTCTGTACCTTTTAACTCAATAGTCGATCCATTTATCAACTCTAACCTCAAATCTGTTTCATTCTTACTCTGAACCCATACTTTCGGCACTAACTTTTTTAATTCCTTCCACGCAATATCCTTTGCCATCCGATAAGTAGGAGCACAATAGAAATATACTTCACCAGGTCGATTGATAGCTCCTCTGAGCAGTTCAATACAGGATAAATATGATTTCCCAAACCTTCTTCCTGCAACCAACACCCGAAATCTTTTATCACAATTAAATACCTCCCCTTGTGCGTATCTTAAACTGATTTCTGGTTTGTTTTTTACCGCCATACACTCAAAAATAACAGAAATTTCAATCTATACCCCCTATTTATAGCCTAATTCTGCTTTTTTAGGTTATTATTCGATTATTAACCCCTCTCAGATTAAGTCCGTGGCTTCTTCTACCTTTCCCAACGATATTACTCCTCCAATAACTCAAACTAAAAAGCGTGGTAGACCTAGATTTGTAGCTCGCTCTACAGCAGAAAAGGTTCAAGAACGTGCTCAACGCTTATACTCTCGTCAATTAGACGGCCAAACTACTCGTCAACTTGTAATCGAACATTCAAAAATTGAAGGTATTTCAGAAACTACAGCTTGGCAGGATTGGGATAAAGTAAAACACTGGAACACCGAAGATTGGGATAAAGATAGAGAAAATATGCTCCCTCGCCTTCAAGCAATGAGAGTACGTTTATTCAACAAAGCAGTTAAAAAAGGTCAACTTCAAACAGCAGCTCAGATCCTTGACTCCCTCGGCAAAGTAATAGGTGAATCCGTAGAAACTGTAAACATCCAAGCTCCAGAACTTTCAATTAAAGTTGAGTCAAAGTAACGAAGATTTCGGATATATATTTAAGTTCCTCGCCTGGCCCTAGAAAAAAAATTTTTTGCAACTGTACCCCATATACCCTCTAAGGTACCTAGGAGCCTCTCTGATAGCACTCTAATATAACTTGCTTATGTTAGTACCTTAGAAAATATCGCCTCTCTGAAGCGATCCTC